GTGAATAGCCAAAGTCGTTTTAAGGGGCATTAGCGCAGTCACAGGGCCATCCGTGAGGAAGAAGTTGTTAACTCCCCACGTCTCAATGTCTACCGAATCACTGTAGAACGTCTTGTCCTCTGCTCCGGTCCCTCCGGCTGTATTTCCGAACCACGCTCTGTTGTCCCAGAAGACACAGGTTCCTGCGCTGGTGAACCGGCTGTCTACATCAAGCGCAGCGGCATTGCCAGCCGCAGCTGTCCACTTGATAGGCGCATTTACCCCATTGCCATTACAGCCAATCAACGTCCCTGCGGCGTTAGCCGTTACCCAGTACTTGTCTGCCGTAACCGTGACAGCACTTCCTCGATCTGTCCATGTCCCTGAGTGGTCTTCCCAAAAGCTGGTTCCCGCGAAGGCAAACACTCTGGATGCAGACGCTGAGAAGCGATGCTTGCCGCACCCCGTAACAGAGGGTGTTCCAGTAATCGCTGTAGAGATGTGCTCATCGTATCCAGCTCGGTCGGTAACGGCTCCAGAGTCGAGGATCTCTGTATCCGACATGGATGTCAGAGTCTCAGGAGGCAAGTCCACCGCAGGACGAGAGTAGTCCACACCCCCCGTCCAGGGACCGTACTGAATAACCTGATTCATTAGGCCAAAGTCCCCGCCTGCACTCTAAATGCGAACATTCCACCCCCGTCTCGATCTCCGAGCATCCGGCTGGATGGAACAAAGGCACGGGCATTCCTCTCCAGAGACTGATCAATCACAGATTCCATCAAGCGAAATTCCATGTTCGCTGAATCAATAGACCCCAACTCAGACAGATACAAACCCGCAAGTCCATGAATTAGAGCAGGCTGCACCCACGCGGGGAACTTGGGGGCTAAATCTGTAGCGTCATCAGCTCCCCCCGCATCCAAGTCTGGAATGAAGCGATAATACCGATAGGAGATCGTGTTCGTGGAATCAGGAGTAGGATAGATGTCCACATCCCAGTACCCCGTACTGGAGTTCAGGTTCTTCAGCAGTACAAGCTGTGCTTCTCCTGATTCGTCCTCGTCAGGATCAAGCACATCCGTATCCAACGCTGAAGAGATTTGCAGAGACCTATCCTCCGTCTCATCTCTGAAAGACAGCGGTTCCAACACATCGCTTGCGAGAGAGTATGTGCGAGTCCCATTGGAAGTGGTGATGGACGCATCCTGAAACATCCATGACCACCTCACGCGGCCCGTAATGTCCTTGGCCGCGAGGTTGAAATACTCTCGACCGTTGTCCTTGAACTCTGACGAACTTGCTGTCAGGCCCGCTCTGCGGAGTCCAATATCAAGGATCTTATTAGGCGTCATTTAAGCCTCGACTGCGCCCTCCAGCATGGCCTCTTCAAACATCACATCATCCTCATTCGGGGCTCCGAAAGTCCCGCGCTGATTCCCAGCAACCCACGCCTCCTGGGCTGCTTTGAGAAGCGTAGGGTTGTTCGTAACCCGATCAGGGAAAGAAGGCATGAAATCAGGGCCATGCTCCGCACCATCTGTAAGAAGAGCCGCCTGCTTTACCTTGTCATCCGTCATCTTCTTACGACGATCAATAGGGCTGTCAGAAGACGCCACGCCCAGATACTTGCGACCTTCAGGCGATTCCGCTGCCATGCTTACGACAGACGCAGCGACATTCGGGTCCGACTTGATCTGCTCCACCACAGCCGGAACAATCTCCTTCACTGCGTCGTTGACAATGCCAGGGAGAGCTTCTGAAATCGCTTCCGCAACCATCTCCTTAGTACTGGGCCTGCCCCGCTTTGCTTCGCTCATAACGACCTTTCGTGATGATAGGGAGGGAGCCGAAACCCCCTCCCTTGTAAAACGTTTACGCAACCAATCCCTGAAGAACCACGCCAACGTGCCCCGTGTTATCTGGAGCATAGCAAGCGAAGCCAACAAGAGGTTCAGTTTCTGCATCCTTAAGCTGCACTGCGCCCGCAACGCCGTCAGACAGCGTCAGGTTGTCAGCAACAGCAATAGTCCCGTCCGCAAGGATCGTAGCAATCCCGGCAGTCTGGAGCCATCCGTAGTAGTTGGCGGTGAACGCAATCGGCGTAACCCCTGAAATGATGTAATCAGTAGCAGCGGTAGCACCAAGCACGTCGTACCACAAACTTCCAACGATAGCGATGTCAGACGATGTAGTTACAGCGACCTTGAGCGGATCGTAGAGGTCAATATCCACCTTACCACTGGTCGTTGCGCCCGTAGCACTATTGCTCTTAATGCGATACTGGATGCCTTCACCGTCATCATCAGTGATCTGCAGCAAGCCACCCGCGTAATCATTCGCGCTGATGCTCGCAAGGGTAATCTGAATCGCTGAAGAGCCAGCAGAGATGGAGAATCTGCCAGCAGATGCGATGATGATGTCATCCGACTCAACCAGAGCTGTGGACGAAAGATCCTGTGCAACCAACAGTCCAGCGTTGATGGCAGCTGCGGTGTATCCGTAGCGGAACACGCGGCCATCAGACAACTCAATCTTCTCGCCAATCGCGTGTTTGGGCGTCGAAGACTCCTCATAGATTCCCTGAGAAGTCGTTGAGCCCGCACCGTGACCGCCGATCCCATTGATGGCGTGATTGTTATTACGATATGTAGCCACTTCTTGTTCCTTTCCCCCTTTTCGTCAGGGTAGAACCCTCATTGGCTTGAGGGCAAGGTTAAACGGGGAGGCTCAACAGCACCTCCCCGAATAAGGATTTACGCACCAGTGATAGCGGTAGCTACGCCCTGGCGACGGCAGTTGTCAGAAGTCAACTGCAGGCCCACCACCAAGAACGCCACCTTGGCGAGCTGGTTCGGACCCTCTTTGAAAGGTGTCTTTGCGAAGTTCACGCCCTTGAGCAGCTTAATCTTCATGTATTTCATGTTGATGAAGTAAGCATGGGAAGAGGAACAATCCTGATCCGCAATCACAGGAGCGCCGTAAAACGGCACACTGTTGCCAGTGCCGCCAACCTTTGCAAACTCCTGGCTGGACGCACCGCTCAACTCGGTCCGAGCGTACCCCGCCGAGGACAGAGCCTCGCGGTAGGCCCGCTGGATTGCAGCCGTGGTGAGAATGTGGGTAGGAGTGTCGTTCCCCTCAGAGATCGCATCCCAGACATCGAGGAAGCGGTCAACACCGTCAAAGACGTTGGTGGTACTCTGAGATATAAACGTAGCCGAACTTGAGTTCGACGTGTTGCGCCACCATGAATTGGAAGCGCGGTTGATGCCGCCAACAGTGCCCGTAGTAGGACTGTCAGCAACGATGTCCTGCAGACCCAGCATGGACTTGCCAGACTGTGCCCCGAAGATGGCGGCGTTTACCACGTCGCGCATCGTGAGCATGGACTGATCCGTCTTGGATCTCAGAAGATTGAAGACTCTCTGCGAGCCTTTGTTTTCCTGCTCCTCCGTGAAGGAGATGGTGATCGGCACGGCAACGTAGCGAACCGGGAAGAAGGCGCTGGTGATTCCGTCAACGGCATCCGTGTTAAGGGTGTCGTAACCGTCGAACCACTCACCACTGTTCTTCGCGTACATCAGATTGACCTGGAACTCTTTACCTCCATCAGAGATTTCGAGTCCAGACTTCTTGAACGCTTCCAGAGTGGGGTAGCTATCGAAGATGTTATCGGTAGGCTTCCCTTTTCTGGACCGTTCGGTCGCAGTCCATGCCGCATCCCAGGTTTCAGTGGTACTGGTTGCAGCCATTTCTTACTCCGAGAAATGGATCTGCTTACAAACCGAGGCTGTCTATTGCCTCCAACGCTTCACTCTCCGTGGAACTTCCAGAATTAACAGGCGTAGAAGCATTACCTGGATTCACAGCACCGCTGCGCTTGCTCTTCGCCTTCGTCGCCGCATTCGTATTGCGAGCATTCTGCGTTCTTTCCGCTGTTTGCCCACTGTACAAAGAAACCAGCTCCGAAATCGAATAGGGTTCGTTCGTTGTGGGATTCACCGTCCCATAAGACTTGAGAATCACTTGCCCATAGGTGTCCACAAGATCCCCATGCTCCTGCCGCGCTTCTGCGACTTCCTGGTTCAACTTTGCTGACTGTTCAGTCTGAAACTGACTCTGTACCTGCTGGAGTTGCTGCTGTAGGTAATTGATCGTTTGAGCCTGCTGATCCAGGGAATGTTGCAATGCACCGGTCTTATGATCGGTGAGCTGCTCCACCACCCGAAGACCCGCCTGCTCGTCAGGACCAAGTTGTGTGTACAGTTGCTGCACAGGATCGTCAGTCTGGAGCTTATTCAAGCCCCCTTCCAACATATCCTGATACCGCTGCCGCTCCTGCCGGATCGAATTCTGTTCCGTTTCGAGTGATCTGCGCTGATCGGCAATGTCCTGCATCTTGCGGGTGTAGTCCGCAAAACGCAGCGACCCTCCCTCGTCTGCTTGCAGATCGGTTGTGGTTGATTCCTGCGATTCCGGCTGGGATTGTTCTGATGTCTCGCCTGCGGGCTCCGTCGACTTATCCGGCAGAAGGTCCGTAGCGAAGTCTACTTCGACCTCGTTGGTCTCTGCCGGGGCTTCTGGGCTTGTCGCTTCGACAAGTTCAGAGTCCTCTGCCATGCTTTACTCCTATTCTCCCAAAGGGGAGAAATCTGTATCGTGACCTGTATCGGCCAACTGTGAACTTAAATCCTCCAGCGAATCTGCTACCAACGCCGAAGGCCCATCACTCTTTTTCGGAGGCTCATACTCGACTTCCCATTCGGGTACGCCGCGTACTGTGCCTCCCATATCTTCCATCCCCATCTTCTTCATCAAGTTCCTGCGGTGCTGAGATGACTCCACAACGCATCCGAACTGAGGATCAAACTTGCCGTACCCCGCTCCTGAATGAGTGTTGTGAATCCGCACAAACGCAGGAATGCGGTCTGCATGAGATCCGCAATGACAGGGTATCCTGCGAGGAATCTCCTCCTCAAACTCCGCATCTACATGAAGGTGGCCCTTGGCGCACCGATAGTCCGCGTATTTGATCAATCGAAGTCCTCTGGGCTGCGCTCTACGGCGTTTGCTGTTTCCTGGGCACTGGCCCTGACCTGGCCCGTAATCCCTTCAGGCGTAGGCTGACGGGCTGGAGCCTCGCCGCCGCCGGTCATGCCGCCCTGCTGTTCCTGATTCTGTATATGGGCGTCGATATGAGCCTGCGTGACCTGGACAGCTCCCTGCAGCTGCTGTTGGCGAGCCTGCGACTCCGGTGACGCAAATTGAGCGGCGAGAAGCTGCAACTCCTGGTTCAGCTGCTGAAAGAAAGCACCGTGCGTCTCCAGATGAGTCTGATGGTCCTGACCGGGGTCCACGCCAGGATCTTGACCATTGATCAGCCAGCCGTCGTTCTCCAACTGTGCAGCGCGAGTCGCTTCCGCGTCCACCTCGGCAGACATGAGCTTGTCCACATCAGAGATCCGATACGAAGAGATCAGCGCCTTAAGAAGCTCCTCCTGATCCACCATCGGGTTGCCCTGCAGCATCGAATACAACTCCACGAACTGCTCCCTGTCGAGGGACTCGATCAGCGGCTGCATTGAACCAGCCTGAACACTGACAATGAAGTTGAGGAGGAAGTCCGACTGCTGCACAATCTGCATGACCGCAGAATGGCCTTCTCGGGCCATGTTCACCGCGAAGTTGTCAGGAGTATATCGCTGGTCTCCCATAATATTGAGGCAACCTGTGACGATCTTCTTATAGGCTCCTCCAATGACAGACTGCATCCACTCCCGATTCACAGAACCCGCAGAAGCGATCAGGGCAGACTCCGTAGCCGTCCTGCGGGGACTCGCGCCCTGCACCAGCTCATTAACAAGCGTGATCTGCTCTTCGTAGATCCTCGCGTCATTCTCCAACTCCAGCTGACCGTCAGGCATCCGGCCCCACTGCAACTCCCTGATGTTATTGGGATCTGCAATAATGAGGTCGCCATCGGAAGACTTCTTCAGCTTCTCCGCAATGAGAGGTTCCTTCTTGGCCTCGTTCGGAGACAAGACCGTCAAGCGCGGGAACCGCTTTAGAAGGTCAGCTCTACGAGAGACAGACTCGACCATCACGTTCTGGAGGTCTTCGATGTACTCAATCGGAGGAGTCGGCCAGTACCCGTCACCTGACGCATCGAACTTGATCGGTATATACTGAAAGCCCTCGGGCACCAAGTACCCCTGACCGTCCTCAAACTCACCCGTCATCAGAGGCTCGCCAGTAATCGGGTCAGGCACCGTGACCGCCTCCTGACGAAGGAACGGATGGGGCTCGTCGCGGATGAACCCGTCCACTCCATCGGCCATCGCATACAGCTTCCGATGAAGACGGTCGTGGATCTCCCACACCCGCACCATCTGACCATGCTCGATGGAGTCCTTGAACGCCTGCAACTCCTCGTCGCCTTCCTCGCCAGGGATCTTGATGCGAAGCAAGTCCGTATCGTCATCAGATATCGACGTAGGCTTGATCTGACGGCGGTTCTTGTAGCGTTCGTCCTTACGGAGGAACTCCCACGGCAACCACTGCTCCTCAATGATATACCGGCCCTCGCCAAGAATATGAGGAGGCGTAATGGAGTCGGTTATAAGATTCTGCGCGGGGATTCGACGCACATAAGGAAAATCGTCTCTCATTGAATCGTTAGAGACGTAAGGGGCAATAGAATCGTCCCCCGTAGGGTTATAACCGATCTTGAGCCAACCCACCCCGTAAAACAAAGCATCGAAAATCGCCTGCTGGACGTGTTCCTTTACGCCCATCAGCTGAATACAATCGTTAGCGACTTTCTCCAATAAGGTAGAAGACAATTCAGCACCGTCATTCTCCACCCGCAAAAACACGCGAGGATAATGGAACGACGTGCTTGCAATAATCGCCCTTACCGTAGGATAAAACCGGGATATACGTATTACCCGATCCAATCCCTTAATCGCGTCCTTATACTCCAGATCATATCGCTGAAGAAGACGATTAGAGTTCTTGACGCGCTCCTTACGAGCGTCCTTGCCAATCTCAATCGCCCTACGCCAGTATTTAGGCGAAGCTGTGTCAGCTAACTTGGTTTCTTCTGCCATATAACAAATCTACACAGTGTGAATTCAATACGTCAAATACCCTACCCATACCGCTTATGAGTTGCATCCCCCGCCACAATGCTTGACAGCACGTTCTTGGCCTGGAAAGGGCCTCCCGGTTCCGGCTGGGTAAGAGGGGAGCCTGCATATTCATATAACATACCCAAGCCCAATGCATCCGCTGCGTGGTCCTCACTTTTCGGCTTGATCAACTCCGGCTTTCGAGGGTCTCGCTGCAGAATAGGCATCGTACGGCACAGATTCGGGCATTGAGAGCGATATACCCTCATATCACCCCTCGTTAAAGCGTTCTTAGTCACCCGCCAGCGGTTTACCACCGCCTTATGGTCACTTGAAGTCGGAGTCAGATACAATCCAGCCTCTGTGAAGATGTCCGATGCCGTATTCGGGCGATCTTCGTCCAATCGACGCCGAATGAACATATCGTGAGGAGCATAGATCCGGTCTGGATACCTGCCGCCGGTCCACGCATTGCCCTGAATCATGTCCATAATCCCTACAGCGTGCTCCTCCGCGTAACGATCCTCCTGATAATACTCCCCAACTACCCAAACCCGATCATCATAGTCGGTCGCCATCAACAAAGCACAAGTAGGCGACGATTCCCCATAATCGAGCGCCACAAACAAGGGCCAGTTCCCAGGAACCTCGTCCTCCTGACCAGGAGCCACCTCCACCTTCAATGAAGACCATGGGAAAAAAGCTCCCACCAGAGAGTTCCAATCCCCATCCAACCACGCTTTGACGAGTTCAGGATCACCAACCCCCTTCAGGCGCTGCACATAGTCAGGGTCCACATCCAACAACTTGCGGTTGTCCTGCACCCTGGAAGGGATGAAACAACGCACCATAGAAGTCTCAGGGTCTACGAAAGGCTCCACCTCATCCAAAGGAATCGGACGAGAAGGGATCTTAAAGTAGTCCTGCACAGCACGATGACCCGCCCCGCCAGGGTTGCCGGTCGCCCGAATCCGCTTGTTCCGAGCCGGTCCACGCAACCTCGACTTCATCCGGTTGTAACAACTCAGATCCGACCACTCTGGAAGCTCGTCCCAACCAATCCAAGCCAAAGACCATCCCTGATACTTCACAAAGTCAAACACGGTCTCAAAATGCCGGAACTTCAGCACAGAACCGCCA